ATCATTGACGAGTCGTTCGCTGACGTGGACTTCCGTCGCGAGCAGGCGCTGAATCCGGGCATGGCGACGGTTCGCGATGCGCAGACGTGGAACGTGTCGACTGCCGGCACTGATCAGAGCGTGTTTCTGCGGTCGAAGATTGAGTCGGGGCGGGCGTTGGCTGAGGCTGGCGTCACGTCGGGCACGGCATACATCGAGTACAGCATCCCGGACGACGCCGACTGTGACGACCCGGAGACGTGGTGGCAGTACATGCCGGCGTTGGGCTGGACGATCACCGAGGACGTCGTGGCGCATGAGCGCAGCGGGATGCCTGACGGCGAGTGGCGCCGTTCGTTCGGGAATCAGTGGACGGCAACGGATGAGCGGGTGATCCCGTTGGCTGCGTGGGAGTCGTGTTGCGACCCTGGTGCGGTTGTGGCGCAGGCGTCGGGGCTGTGTGTCGAGGTGACGCCCGATCGGTCGTCGGCCACAATCGTTGCCGGTTCGCTGGATCGCACTGTCGAGATTGTCGATCAGATGCCGGGTACGGCGTGGGTGCTGCCCCGCCTGGTGGATCTACACAAGCGTTACGGCGCCCCGGTCGTCATTGACCTTGGCGGCCCTGCCGGTTCGTTGTCGCCGGAGTTGAAAGCGGCTGGCGTGTCGGTCATTGAGTTGACGACGCGTGATGTCGTGGCTGCGTGCGCCCAGTTCTTCGACGCCGTCACTGACGGTTCGGTGACGGTTCGGCGTGACGTGGCTTTCGACCTGGCGGCTGCGTCGGTGAAGAAGCGTCAGGTTGGCGATGCGTGGTTGTGGTCGCGCCGATCCGAGGAAACGGACGTCTGCCCGATCATGGCTGCGTCGCTGGCTCTGGCCTCTGCGTCTGTCTCGAAGCCGCCTGTTGATCGCACTGTCTACCGATTCTGAAAGGGGAGCAGATGGCACCGAAGCTGGCTCCTGGTTCCCCTGAATGGTGGGTCGAAAGGTTGTCGTCCGATCTGGATGCGCAGGCTCGGCAGGCGATTCGTTACGAGTTGTACTACGACGGCGAGCAGCCGTTGCCGTTGGCGTTGTCAACGGAGCAGTACCGGCGTGAGTTCCGCGACCTGATCGCTGAGGTTCGGGACAATTGGATGCCGCTGGTCGTCGATGCGAAGGCGCAGCGTCTCAATCCTGTCGGGTTCCGGTTCGGTGAGGTTGACGCCGACGAGGACGCGAACGCGATGTGGCAGCGTAACTATCTGGATGCTGATTCCAAGATGGCGCACACGACGGCGTTGACGACTGGTCGTTGCCCGATCATGGTTTGGGCTGACAAGGACGGCGAGCCTGAGATCACGGTGGAGCATCCGGCGCACATGGTTGTCGCCTATGCCGCTGGTGGTTCGCGTCGTAAGCGTGAGGCTGCGTTGAAGCGGTGGGTGGACGACTGGTCTGGCGACACCCATTACAACCTGTATCTGCGTGACGGGATCTACAAGTTCGCCCGGTCGTCGAAGGGTGTGCGTCGTCCGTTGACGACCCGCGCCGAGATGGTGCCGAATCCGTTGGGTGTCGTCCCCGTCGTGGAGCTGCGCCACCGTCTTCGCCATCGGGACGGTCTGTGCCGTTCGGCGTTGAAGGAAGTCACGTCGACGCAGGATCAGTTGAACAAGACGCTGATTGACATGCTGGTGGCCGCGGAGTTCCAGGCGTTCCGTCAGCGGTGGGCGACGGGTGTGGAGCCTTCTCGTGACCCGGTGACGGGTGAGCCGATCGACCCGTTCCCGACGAAGATTGACCGGACGTGGACGGTGCCGGCGGCTGACGCCAAGTTTGGTGAGTTCGGCCAGATCGACCTCGGTGTGTTCACCGGTCTGCGTGAGCACCTGGTGCAGTCGTTGGCCTCGAGGACTGCGACGCCGCCGCACTATCTGATTAGCGGTCAGACGTTGCCGAATGCGGAGAGCGTGAAGGCCGCTGAGACGGGTCTGATTGCGTCTGTGCGGGACGCAATGGTGCCGTTCGGGGAGACGTGGGAGGAAGTGGCTCGGCTCGGCTTTGCGGTCAAGAGCGACCCCCGTCGTGACGAGTGGAATGCCCAGGTGATTTGGGCTGACCCGGAGACACGTTCCGAGGCTGAACACATCGACGCCGTGTTGAAGAAGCGGGCGTTGGATGTGCCGATCTATCAGTTGTGGTCTGACGCCGGGTACACGCCGGAGCAGATCGAACGATTTGAGCAGATGCTGCTCAACGAGGCGATGGCTCGTGCCAATGGCGCGCTGCCCGCATCGGTTGATGAGCAGATGTCTCAGCAGGTCACGGACCGCGCCGCCGCCCTTGGTGTGTCGCTGTCCTGACGACCTATCTCCCCGGTGGGCCGCATGGTTCGCCGGGGAGATACCGCAAACAACAACCAGGAGCCGACATGGATTCTGACCTGACGCCCGCAACGGGCACCCCCGAAGGTTCTTCGTCCACGGACGGCGCACCCCCGATCGACGCTGCCGCACTTGCGGCCGAGGTCGAGAAGTGGAAAGCGCATTCTCGTCAGTGGGAGAAGCGGGCAAAGGAAGCCGCCCCCGCCGCGGCCAAGTTGGCAGAGCTTGAACAGTCGCAGTTGAGCGAGATCGAGCGTGTCACCAAGGCCGCCCAAGAGGCCGAGGCCCGCGCATCTGCGTTGGCTGAGAAGGCGACCGCTGCCCTTGTGCGTTCTGCTGTCGTGTCGTCCGCGACCCGTCATCAGGTGATCGACCCGGACGCCGTGCTGGCGTTCATTGATCGACAGGCGCTGACCATCGGTGACGACGATTCGGTATCGGGCGTTGACGAGGCCGTGAAGGCGGTCCTTGCTGCGAAGCCGTACCTGGTCGCCAAGTCCAATCCTGCTCCTGGTGCCGCTGATGGTGGCCCCCAGGGCAAGAGCGCATCTGCCTACACACGCGAGGACATCGCCAAGTTGGACCCGTCCGAACGGACTCGCCTCTGGCGTGAGGGTGCGTTCAACCACCTGACCAACACCTGACCTAGGAGACCCCCGTGGCCCTTTCATTCATTCCCGAGATCTACTCGGGCATCATGCTCGACAGCCTCAAGAAGGCACATGTCTACGCCCAGCCGGGCGTGGTCAATCGTGACTACGAAGGCGACATCGCACAGGCTGGCGACTCCGTCAAGATCGCCAGCATCTCGCGTCCGACCATCTCGTCGTACACGAAGAACGCCACGCTGACCTACGAGACGCTGACCGATGCGCAGCGCACCCTCGTCGTCGATCAGCAGAAGTCGTTCTCGTTCTCGGTCGACAAGATCGACCAGGTCCAGCACCCCGGTGGCCCGCTCGAGGCGGCGCTCGTCGAGGCTGCCTACGGCCTGCGCGATCTGGCAGACCAGTACGTCGCCGGTCTCTACACCGGGGCTGCCTCTGCAAACCAGATCGGCACCGTCTCCGTGACGACTGCCGCCCTGGCGTACACGCAGATCCGCAAGCTGAAGGTGAAGCTGGACGAGGCGAACGTCCCCCAGGAGGGCCGTTGGGTCGTCGTGCCGCCGTGGTATGAGGGTCTGCTGCTCGAGGAGGACAAGTTCGTCCGTGTCGATGCGTCGGGTTCCGACCAGGCGCTGCGCAACGGCATCATCGGACGGGCGCTCGGGTTCGACGTCATGGCGTCGAACAACGCCCCGCTCGTCACGGGTGACGACTACGCGGTCATCGCCGGCCATCCCTCTGCGATCTCGTTCGCGGAGCAGATCGTCGAGATCGAGACGCTCAAGCTTCAGACCACCTTCGGAACCGGTGTGCGTGGCCTCCACGTCTACGGCGCCAAGTTGGTCCGCCCCGACTCGATCGCCACGGTCGTCGCGTCGATCACCTGAGCCTTGCTCAGTTCACGGCGTAGGTCGGGGTTCGTCCTCGGCCTACGCCGTTCCCGCACTCGTCATTCACATCTCAAGGAGCAGCCAACATGGCACGTACCGCAGTCACCGTCGAGACCCTGTCTCGCACCGGGGCAACCTCCCCGGCTGGAACCACAGCCGACACGACCAACGACCACAGTGTCGACCTCGGCGGTTATCCGCTCGAGGAGTTCGTGTTCCGCTTCACGAACACCAACGGCAGTGATCGTGTCGCCACGATCGTTGCGGGTGACACTCCCCCGGCCCTGTCGCAGGGTCAGGGCAACCTGGACATCACGGTTCCGGCAACCACGGGCGACATGTCCGTCGCCGGTCTGGAGTCGGCCCGGTTCATCCAGTCGGATGGCCTGGTTCACATCGACCTCGCGGCATCGTACGCGGGCAAGGTGTACGCGGTCCGGGTGCCGCGCTGATGAGTGGGTCGGTCGTCGTCCGGTCTGATTCTGGCGTCCTGTTCGAGATGGACGTCCCGGAGTCCGGCCACGGCCGTGAGCGGTTCGACGATGCGGTGGCTGCTGGTCGGCTCACCGTTGTCGAGACGCCTGTCGAGTGGGTGGAGCGGCCTGACGGTTCGCGTCACCTGGTCGACGCCAAGCCGGTCGAGGTCGAGGCTTCGAAGCGTGGGCGCAAGCCTGCCGAGCCGACGCCTGTTCCGGTCGACGACTGACCCTGTTCGTCCTGTGACGGTCCCGCTGCCCGTGTTGGTGGCGGGGCCGTTGCGTCCTACAGCCCAGGAGGTGTGACGGTGGCTTACGCAACCGTGGTTGAACTTGCGGAGCACCTGGGCCTGAGTGAGTCCCTGTCTGCCGGCGTCATCGGATCGACCGTCAAGACAGCCAAGTTTCAGCGTGCGTTGGACATGGCGACGGCGCTCGTCGACCAGGACACGAACCGGACGTTTACGTCGGTGACGGAGACGCGTTCGCTGCCGTCGTTCGGCGGTGACACGCTGTGGATTCCTGACCTGTTGTCCGTCACGACGCTGCTCGTTGACGACAATTCTGACGGCACGTATGAGACGACGTTGACTGCTGGCACCGACTACCAGCTCGAGCGTCACTATCGGGCTGCATCGTCGTGGCCGTATGAGTACATCTCCCGCTTTGACGCCTTGTGGCCTCGCGGTGTGATGAGTGATCGCCGTCGCCGGCTGGTGCGGATCACGGGCGTGTGGGGCTGGACTGCTGTCCCTGACGCGATCGTGAACGCAACCCTGTTGCTGGCGGCTCGTGGCGTCCAGCGTGGCAATGCTGCGCTGGGTGTTCAGAACTTCGGTGCCGACATCGGTGTCATGGGGATCAGGACGTCAGATCCTGACTACCTGTACGCCGTCCAGCACTATCGCAAGGAGTTGCCGGGTGAGCCGAGCGACTGGCTCCGGGTGCGTGATCGTTTCGTGGCGGAGACGCAGGCGTGACCCCGACCGAGGTGCGTAACGGGCTGGCTGCCGCGCTTGCCACGGTGCCGGGGCTGATGGCGTCTGCCCGTCGTCAGCGGAACATTCAGCCGCCGCACGCCGTCGTCGGTTTGCCGACCGTGGACTACGACGCGACGATGGCCCGTGGCGCTGATGCCATGTCCTGTCAGGTGACGATCTTCGTCGCATCCGTCGATGACGACATGTCTGACGAGATCGCTGACCAGTTCGTTGCAGGCTCGGGCGGTCGGTCAGTCAAGACGATCCTTGAGGATGTCGACCTGACCGGGTTCAGGGACGCGAACAGTCAGCCGACCGCAATGGTGCGTGTGCGCCGTGCGCAGGTTGGCACTGCGTCGCTCCCGGATAGCGGTGACTTCATCACAGCCCTGTTCGACGTAGACGTCGTCTCCGAACCTTCCTGACCAAGGAGTAGCCCGTGGCTTTCGTTGCCGCTAGTTCAACGCGTCTCATCACGGGCGCTTTCCCTCTGTCTGCGTACACGTCGCAGGTGTCGCTCAGCGCGAACCGTGCGACGGTCGACCGGACGTCCCTGGCCGATTCGGCGTACGTGTTCATTCCTGGCCTCAAGTCGTCGGACCTGTCCGTCACGTCGATGGTCGACAGTGACACGACGGCGGGCGGTTACTGGGACAGCATCACGACGTTGCAGACGGCGGGTGCCACGTTCCCCGTGACGGTCGCCCCTGCTGGCTTCACGGTCAGCGGTCCCGTCTGGCTGGCCAACGCCTTTGAGGTGACGGCCGCCCCGACGTCTGCCGTGTCTGGCGGTGTCGACATGCCGTTGACCTATGCGTGCACGAGCACGGCAGGGTTCGGCCAGTCGCTCACGACCCACGCAGCGTTGACGTCCACGACGACCGGCACGGCCGTCGATGGCACGGCTGCAACGTCGAACGGTGGCATCGCCCACCTGCACGTCACGGCGGCCTCGGGCACCACCCCGACGTGTGACGTGACGATCGAACACTCCGTGAACGGCTCTACGTCGTGGGCGACTCTCGCCACGTTCACCCAGGTCACCACGGCCGTCGCTTCACAGCGTGTGACCGTGGCCGCGGGGACATCCGTCCGCCGCTATCTGCGCGCCGTCGTCACCCTCGGCGGCACGACACCCAGCTACACCGTTGCCGTGGCGTTCGCCCGGTCCTGATACCCAAGGAGCGCCATCATGGCTTTCGTTGCCGCACACAATTCCGCCGTCAGTTACGACAATGCTGCAGGGTCGCTGACCGACATCTCGGCGTACGTCGACTCAATCGGCGGTGTCGACCTGACCCGTCAGAGCCTGGACGTGACCGCGTTCGGCAACGCCGCCGTGGCGATGATCCTCGGTCTGAAGCAGGGTCAGACGATCACCGTGTCGGGTTCGTGGGATTCCACGCTCCACACGCAGTTGATCGCCGTTGATGCCCTGTCGTCGGGTGCCACGCAGACGCTGCGTTACTCGCCCGCCGGCACCGGCACCGGCAACCCGTACTTCTCGTTCGAGACGTTGCTCACGCAGTACAGCATCTCGAGCTCGGTGGCTGACAAGGTGACGTGGAGCGCGACGCTTCAGGTGACCGGCGCGGCCACGACCGGCACGCACTGATCTCGTGACGGAGCGCGTCGAATCACTCGGCGCGTACGTCGAGCGGATCAGCCGCTGTGTCGACGACGACGCCATGTCCCGATGTGCCAAGGCTGCGGGTTTCGCAGGCAAGGACGCGGGCTTGGCGGCCGTCGTGGCGGACCTCGGCCCGGATCGTGCCATGTCCAACTTCAAGTCGGGCAAGGTGGCGTTGTCGGTCGGATTCGACCAGGGCGTCAAGCGCACCGAGGTCGTCATCAAGCACGGCCCCGTTGGACTGTGGTGGCTCGTCACCGATGGTCGCAAGGCGTCGGGGCCGATCTACCCCAAGAAGCAGTCCAAGTCGTCTGGCCGCAAGTACGCCCGTGGCACGGGGGCCGTGGCTGGCCGTGCGCTCAAGACGCCACAGGGTTTCCGGTCTGCGTCGTCGTTCAGTAAGTCGCGTGGCCTTGGCACGTTCCGGCGTGCGGCTGCGCACGAGCGTCGTGACGCCCCGGCTGCTGGGTTCAAGCAGTTGCAAGTTGAGATCCCGCGCGCGCTGAAGGGTGGTCGCTGATGGCGTTCCGTGACCGCATCGAAGTCGTTGTCGACTTTGTGACCACCCCAGCCAAGAAGGGCATGACGTCGCTCAAGGCTGACGTGGCCGCGGCTGATGGCGTCATGGGCAAGTTCAAGGCCGGGACCAAGGGCGCCTTCGATCAGTTGTCGGTCTACGGCCCGCAGGCTGCCCTGGCGGCCGGTGCTGCCCTGGTGGCGTTCGGCACCAAGTCGGTCAAGGCGTTCCAGGATTCCGCCCTCGCGGCGGGCGAGTTCAGCGACCGCACGGGCACCAGCGTTGAGGATGCGTCGCGGTGGATTGCCGTGGGCGACGACTTCGGCATCGCGGGTGAGGCGATCCAGACGGCGTTCCAGCGCATGAACCTGGCGATCGCCGGGAACAAGTTGGAGCAGTTCGGCCTTGACGTCGTGCGCGCTGCCGATGGCACGGTTGACGCGAATGCGACGTTCCTGCAAACGGCGACGGAGATCGGCAAGATCCCGGACGCTGCTGAGCGGGCGAAGGCTGCGCAGGCTGTGTTCGGCAAGTCGTGGGGCGAGATCTCGCGGCTGATGCAGATGGACGCCGAGGATCTGACGAAGGCGCTCGCCGCCGTGTCCGATGCCCAGGTCATCGACGACCAGGAACTGACGAAGGCCAAGCGGCTCCAAGCAGCGATGGACGAACTGGGCGACGCTGTCCTTGACGTGCAGTTGGCCGTGGGTGAGGCGTTGGTCCCGGCCGTCGCTGATGCCGCCGAGAAGATCACCGACATGAAGGCGGCAGCCGAGAACCTCGGTGACGGCCTAGGCAAGATCCCACTGTCCGGCTTCGTCGACGACATGATCGACTTCGCTCTGCCGATCGACGAGATCGTCCAGGGTCTGTCCGCTGTCACGGAGAAGGGTGACACCTGGGGGCAGCGTCTCGGGAACGTCGGCAAGATGATCCCGTTCGTCGGTGAGGCCATCGACCGATTGGGCGACAAGTTCGGCTGGTACGGCGAGACGCTGGACGCTTCGGGGCCGATGTGGGACAAGCTCATTGCTGACACGAAGGCCACTAAGGACGAGACGGGCGACCTCGGCGACGAGTTCGACGACGCCACGTCAGCCGCTACGCCGTACGTGTCGAAGATCGAAGCGCTGGCCGACAGGCTGGCCGCGGTCAAGACGGCCGAGGAGGAGTTGCGGGATTCCCGCAAGACTGCCGCCGAGGCGAACATCGCTCTCGAGGATGCGACGGACGGTTACCAGGATTCCCTGGGGAACCTGTACGGCGTGCTCGGTGACGTCAAGTCGACCACGGAGGACGTGGAGACGGCGAACCGTGACGCCCGTGACGCCGCTATCGACATGGCTGAGGCGTATGCGGATCAGCAGATCGCTGCCGGTTCGGCCAAGACCGCAAACGACTTGCAGATTGAGTCGCTGGGTTTCCTCGCCTCGACGCTGGCTCCCGACTCGCCGTTGCGGAAGCAGCTTGAGAACTACATCGCTGACCTCAAGGGCATCCCGACGACTGTTCAGACGAACGTCTCGGTCACCTACCTAAACAACGGCAACGGCCCAACGGTCGACGAGAACGGCAACGTGCATGCCAGTCGTCGTGCTGGTGGTGCTGGCACACCGAACGCCTTGGGTGATTCGGCGTTGTGGGCGCAGGCGATGTCGGCCGACCTGGCAGGCAACGCCACAAAGCCGTCAGGACCATCGGCGCAGGAGCGTCAGCAGGCAGGCGCGTTGGAGCGTGTGCGGGTCGCTGAGGCCCAGTACAAGTTGTCGTCGAAGGCGGCACGCAAGAGCACGGCGCGCAGGTTCCTGGCGGTGCTGCTCGACGCCCGCAAGAAGTTCGACGCCTGGTCGGTGACGTGGGTGACGTTGACCGAGAAGATCCGTGGCGTCCGTGCCGACTTGGCCGAGATGGACAAGGGCGACACGGACGCGCACAGCGGTGACGGTGGCAATGGTGGCCACGGCACGGGCATGGGCGGCAGGTCGGCGGGTGGCGTGGCTGGCAGGTCGGCGGGTGGCGGTGTGTCCATCACGTTGAATGCGCCTCACGCCAAGGTCATCCACCCCCGGTTCTTTGACGAGTTCGCGGAGAACATCGACCAGGCGTTGCGCCGTTACGAAAGGGGTCAGGGATGACACTCACCTTTGGTCGTGCTGTCCTTCCTGACCCGTCGTCGGTGTCGTCGTCGGGTGCGTTCGTCACCTTCTCAGGCATGGCGTACTCGTCGGCTGCGACGGCTGCGAACCGTGCCGCCGAGGTTCAGATGCTCGAGGCGCAGGTGCTCGGCATGGTCGGCAACCCGGACGAGGATGCGTTCCCGGTCGTGTGGTCCGCCGAGTCCAAGTGGGATGGCTTCTACACCGAGATCGATGCGTCGTGGGATTGGGTGAATGACGGCTCCGGTCGTGTGTCCGTGGCGAACTGGTCGATCACGGGGCGCCGTCTGACGAGTGGCACGGGCGACTACGCCAACGTCGAGATGTCGAACTCACAGGTGTTGCGGACGAACGGCCACGGGACGACGTCGGCCACGACGATCCTGTACGCCATCCCGACGACGATCAAGGACTACGACGCCCGTGGCGCATCGTTCACGGGTTCGGTTTCCCGGTCGTTCAACGGCGGCACGGTGACGTGTCTGTACAACAGCCTGTCGTCACCAACGACAGGCACGATCGGCCTGGCGCAGTCGTCGTCGGCGTTCTACGACGGCACCTGCTCTGTCGAGTTTCAGGCATCAGATGACGCGTGGTATCCGCTGATCGGTCGCAAGGTTCCCGATGGGTCTGCTGGTCGTTGGCGCATCACCAACGGCTGCTTTCGTGTCCAGCCGTCGTCGACGCTTGGGTCGTTGGAGGCGTGTGTCTACAACGGTTCGGCGTGGGAGTCCGTGGAGTTCCAGGGCAACTTCTACAACGGTTCGGCACACAGCGCGGTCAACCTCGCGGCGTCGACGACTGAGTGGCTGCCGCCGTTCATCCTGCGTAACTCGCCAGATGCCGTGGTCCTGTCGTTGATTGGCGTTGGTGCGACTGCCGGCCGCATCGGGATGACGATGTCGCTGCGTCGTGGTGCGTATCACGTCGAGATGGTCATGCGTTCCCCGCAGGGCCGCCCTGGTCTGCGTGCGACGGCCGCCACGGCGAGCACGGCCCTGGCCACTGCGACGGCTGGCGTGCGCGCCACGTCGAACGACGCCAACGGCAACCGGTTCGTGTTGATGTCGGCTGCGTCTTGCACGAACGACACGACGAACGGCCGCATCTACGTGAACGACGCCACGGCCAATGTCGCCTACACGTTCGCGATGGGCGTGGAGTACGGCGGCTCGTCGGCTGCGTCGGGCAACACGTCAAGCAACCTGCTGGCCCAGTTCCTCGGCATGGCCAACGTCACGACGCGCGTGGTGGCACGGTGAGCGTTACCCAGGTCCTCATGGGGCCAGGCAACTACAGCGTCAGCCTCAAGGCGGACACGCCGCAATCCATCCTGGATCAGATCGTCCTTGTCGGTTCGTCCGTCGCGATCGGGCCACGGCTGGACATTGCCGGCATGGCCGATGCCGACATCCTCGCCGCACTCAAGGCCGCAGGCGGCTACCGCGGTGTCGTCCTGGCACGCCCGGACCCGTTCACCATCGAAGGCCAAGACCTGTCCTGGTGGCTCGTGGACGTCCTCACCGACACAGCCATCGTCAACGCCGGCAGCACGTCCACGACGGCATGGGTCGACGACCTGTTGCCCGTGAACGGCATCGCCAAGGGCACCGTCACCAACGGCACGGCGATCGTCGACGGCATCGTGAAGCCGATGACGTCGATCTACGACGCCTTGCAGGCAGTGTGCGACGAGTCGGCCGTTGAGTATCAGGTTCGCCCGAACGGCACGATCGACGTCGGCCCGTCCACAACCTTGTTCCCTGCGCCGAGCTCGACAAGCGCAACGATCATCACGCGTGATCCGTCGGGCGACGAGGGCGGCCTGTCCGGCGTCGAAGCCGTGGACTTGAACCGCAGCCGTGACGCCACGAACGTCTACAGCCGGGCCGTCGTCGTGCATTCCAAGACGGCCAAGAAGGTCAAGTTCGCCACGTCGTCACAGACGCCCACGGGCGTGACGTGGAAGGACGATGACGGCGCGACACCTACGGCTAAGTCGCTTGCTGTCCTGGCGCCGAATGTGAAGGCGACAAGGGCGGCGCAGATCGCCAGCCAGGTGATTCCGCGCATGGCTCAGGATCAGCGCGAGGTGACCCTGTCGTCACGGACCCACAACGTCACGGCCGAGGTCACACCCGGTGAACGGGTCCTCGTCTATGACGTGCAGTCCGGCTTGTACGACTCGGCGGGCACGCAGTACGTGTGGCGTGGCGAGGTCATTACGCCGATCACGTTGCGTGTGCACGCGTTGACGTGGCCGATCACGGGTGACCTGGGTGTGTTCCTGCGCGTGTGACGGCGCTACCTGGGTCGACTTGACGCCGTATGTCGTGACCGAGGACCCCACGGTGTCGTGGGTCGTGTCGGTGGCTGGCCGCAAGGTCAACCGGTCCCCGATCAGTAACGGCATGGTCGTCATCCACCTGCCCGGCAAGAACGGTCAGGGTGGCGGTGGACTCAGCCGCATCGCCGCCGACACCGACACGTCCGACGACTTCGGCACCTGGACGCCAACGTGGGGAAGCATCACTGCCGGCACGGGACCAACGAACGAAGGTTCCTGGTCCGTGGCGAACGGTGAGATGCGTCTGATGGCCCGCTACGTCATCGGCACTGGTGGCTCGGTGTCGGGTGCGATCACGCTGGACTTGCCGTCAGGGTGGGCGTTGCCTGCTACGACGCAGCGCATCCACGGTATCTGCCGCCTGGTCGCAGGTGGCACGTCGTACATGGGGATCGTCGACAACGTCTCGTCGACCACACAGCTGCGTATCCGCACGATCAACGTGTCGGGCACCTACCCGACGACGGTCGCCACGTCGGGGACGATCCCTGGCACCTGGACGACCGGCGACTCGGTGACGGTGTCGATCACCATCCCCGTCGAACCTGCCTGACCATCCCGAAAGGTTGCCCCATGTTCCGAGTCCTCGGCCTCGTTGCCGCGTTCGCTGTCGGTGCCGCCTGTGCGGTTGCCGTGGGGACCGTGGCCATCATCAAGGCAGCAGGTGGCCCGTCGTGATCCAGCATGACCGCACACGAGAACAGTGGCAGGACCCGGCCAACCCGGTCACGTCATCGGCACCGTTCCCGGCCTGGCAGCAGATCCGCATGATCGTCGTCCACTATCCGGGCGCCGACTTCCAGGACATGGATTTCGACAACGACGGTGACGTCGACCTGTCAGACACGGCGATCCTGCTCCGCAACACGCAGACGTACTACACGTCACAGCGGCACTACTCCATCGGCTACAACAGCGCGGTCGGCCAAGAGGGTCTGACGTGGCAGTTGCGTGGCGACACGTTCAAGTGCGCCGCAAACGTCGAGGTGAACGGCCAGGCGTACGCGATCAACGTCCTCGTGGACGGTGACGCCCCGGCCAACCCAGCGCAGGTGCAAGCGGTCCGTCGTCTCGTGGCGCAGATCCGGGCACACGCCGGGTGGACTGTGCCGATCGTCCCGCACGGCGAAGTCGGTTCCACGGCGTGCCCTGGTGCTGGCATTAAGGCGCAGGTGTCGTCCGGTGCGTTTGAGCCGTCCGTGCTGCCCGCCCCGGTGCTGCGCCTCGGTTCCCGTGGCGATGACGTCAAGTCGCTGCGTGACCTGCTTGTGTTCCTCGGACATCAGCGGTACTCGGGCAGCCTGTTCGGTGTCGGCACCCGTCGCGGCGTCAAGCGGCTACAGAACAGCATCGGCGTCCGTCCGTCCGGCGTATGGGATCAAGCCACACACGACGCCCTTGTGGCGGTGTTCGCATGAACGCCGTGCTCACGTCGTCGGTTGGTGACATCCTCGTCGGCTGCGGCGTCCTGTTCGTTCTGATCTCGCTCGCCGT